ATGACAGTGTATTCACTCTTCAATTCCTCTATAAGTCGCTTATAGCCACAGGGTTTCTTACGATTTCGATGACCCTTATACTCGGGTAAAATTTTCTTCCTAAAATTCTCGGCCGCACTGAAATATAGGCCGATCTCTAGATCATCGAAGTACGAGAAGAAACTCTTTATCCGCTGGATCTCTCTAGCGAAGTATTGCTGGGCATCAGAGAATCGACTGGAGACTACAATGACGTTATCGCCATAGTCAACGTCAATCTCTGCCCCAGCGCAGGCTTTATAGGCTATGAAGTCAGCATCGATTAAAAGTAGCATTGTGTGAGTGTGAATTAGTGGGTGTCTGCCCAGGACTCGCCTATCCTGGCTTCTGCTGCAATAGGTAGTCTGAGAGAGTAAGCCGTTCCGGCGTTAGCGGCTTCGCGTATAAGAGCCTCGGCGAGTTGGTCCGCGTAGTCTGGTTTGGCTTCGTACTGTAGTTCATCGTGAATGAAACCTAATTGATGAGCAGGTTTGTCTTTGATGTGGATATGTGCGCCACACATCCAATGCTTAGCAATGATACCAGCACTGGATTGCAGCAAGTAGTTTAGTGCTTTGTGTTGGCTGTCAACTCTAATGGTTCTACCGTCAATAGCAGTGATGCTTCCCTGCCGTGCTCTGTGTTTAACTGCAGCCAGGAGCTCACCGAGGCCATTGATTGCGTCAACAAAGGCAGCTCTAACCTCTCGGCCGCGTTTAGTAGCGTCCGTCTCTGAAAGACTTTTATCAACAGAGACTCCAATCTTCTTGTCGCCAGCACCATATAGAAATGCATAAGTAACTGTCTTTACTTGTGTTCGTGTAATTCCGATCTTGTCGGCGTTGACTTGGTGGATGTCTCCGTTGAGAAGGATGTCTGCGTAGCGACCATTATCGTAAGCCCCAAGATAGTGAGCAAGCATCCTAAGCTCGATGCCTGAGAGATCAGCTCCAACCATGACCATTCCTGGCGTTGGCTTGAATAGCTTACGAAACTCTGAGTCGCTTGGGACTTGCGCCAAGTTTGGGTTACGATGGGCGCAGCGGTGGGTGTTCGTCGAGACCGAACAATAGTGATGTAGTCGGGAGCTTTCGTCCACAAGTCGTAGCCACGCATTAGTCCCTTCCTCCAACATTCCAAGCTTCTTTCGTAGATCTAGGCATCGTGATAGGTGTTTAGCAATAGGGTAATCGAGATCGGATAATACCTTCTCGTCTATAACGGGCTTCCCAGTCTCCGTTGTTTGGCTGGGCTCCCATCCGTAGTGCGTTGTAAGTATCCAAGCAATGTGGTCTCTGCTTGTTGGGTTAAATTCTTTAAGGCGAGTGAACGTTGCTCCGGTGTGATAACCTTGTGTCTTGTTAGGTCGCTTAGGAGTAAATTGTGGTCCTGCCACGAAAGGATACTTCCTTCGAAGTAGCTCTTCAGTTTTGCGAAGCTCTCCTCCGAGAGACAATGCAAGTTTCCGTGCAGATACCTCATCAAAATACCAGCCATGTCGTTGTTGCTCCGATAGGATTTCTTGAACGTGTAGCTCTAGGTGTACCCAATAGGGTAGGGGTGGGAATGTAGTCATTTGAGTTTGGGTATGAAGTGTTCAACTAACTTCCTTGTGACTGCTACATCTTGTTTGCAGTAGTCTTCCATCTCTTGTGACCAGTGTTTCCAGTCAGAGGTCTTACCATAGTCACCTTTACGGCAGTTCAGCCGGTAACCATAAGCCTCTAAACTATGACGGCCGTATAGCCGTAGTGGTAACCCTGGCCACTTCTTGATCTTATCTACAGCGATGAGATCAGTGTGTAGAAGATTACTAAGGAGAAGAGTATCCACGCAAAGGCTAGGTTGGCTAAACCATGGATAAATGGTGCGTATAGCAGGCAGATCAAAGTTAATAATACCGTGCCCAAGAATACAAGACGCATCCTCCAATCTTTGGATACCTCTAACAATCGGTTCTGTATTTCCCTCGTCGTTGTATGTAATCGTCTGATTAGTTTCGAGGTCATTGATTGCGAGGCAGTGGATCTTAGTCATCTCACCGAGTAGGCCATCGGTCTCGATGTCAAATACAAGTTGAGTCATGAAAGAAAGGGCCAGCAATGCTGACCCGGTATGGTGGTGATTAGCGACGGATGGGGAGGTCTTCCGTAGAAGGCTCCTCATCGGCCACTGTGGGGCCGTATAAGGCCGCGTAGTGCTCGGGGTGAGCCTCCTGGCTAAGGATGCCCTGCTTACGCAGCACAAGCGCCTCCTGGGTCGCTCTGAAGAGATCACGACGTAGGGCTGCTCGCTTGAATCCGCCAGCACCAATCGGTGCACGGAAGCCTAATGTAACCCCGTAGTCGTCACGGTCTCCATAACTCGCGTCGCCTCTGGTTGCAAACCCGGACAGGCCGAGCGTTGGAAGAGGCACAACAACCCCGTCAAGGACAGCATCGTCAGACCCAGAAAGAAGTGGAGCAATAGGTGTTTCTCGCTCATCACCGTAGACTACAGAATTATCTCGAAAGGATAGAGAGCTCTGGCTCGGTCCAGATCGCGCTGCAGACGCGCTCTGCGACGCCGAACGGCTGCTAGATGCTCCGCCCTGAGCCGAGCTGCTGCTACGGCCTCCTTGACCGCCCTGTCCTCCTTGTCCTCCTCGTCCTCCAGTTGCCACGGATCGGACGTTATTGATTGAGGTTTGGGCCTGCCCTTGTGATTGGGATTGCCTTTGGGAGTTGGTATTACGGGAGCTAACTCGGTTGGTGTTTCGGTTAGTGTTCGACACAGTGATCGGAGATCCTGCAGGAGGGTTTGGGTTACCTCCACCCCCGCCTCCAGCTCCTCCGCTACATGGAGAATTTGCGTTGCCAACTCCGTTACAGTTAGTGTTGCCTCCTTCTCCGCCTTGGTTTGCATAAGCTGGTGCTCCGATAAGTGAAAGTGTGAGTAGAATGGGTAGAATCTTCATTTAGTCCAGTGGTAGGTTTTGTCAATAAACTGCGCCTTAGCAACTGCTTCAGGCGTAGGTGGGTTTGGCCTCCTGAGTTTAGAACTCGGGAAGTGGAGTATTGGTAGGATTCCCGTCTGGGGTACTACAATAGTAGGCCGATTCAGTGAACTGACTGTCATCTTTGTTGTAGGTGAGGTAACAAGCAGGCCCGACTTCGCCGGAGAACCTGTTTTTGAGAATACGAACTAATGATCTGTTGCTGTACTGGTCATCTTGTTGGTCTCTCTCCAGAGCAATAACGATGTCAGAGATCTGACCAATAGCACGACTGCCTCGCAGCTTGTTTAACTTAACTCGGCCGCCTTCTTCATAAGGCTTACCGTTGTCATCACCGCTGACATGACATAGTAAGAACAGCGTTACGCCGGTTGCTTCCACAAGTGACCGTAACCTAGTCATTACTATGTCAATAGACCGACGCTCATCAATGTCGGTTAGCCCGGACAACAAGATCGACAGGTGATCGAAGAACACAACTTGGCAACCAAGGCCAAGGATCATGTACTCGATACGCTTATAGATCTCGTCGGGTGAATAACTGCCGAAGCCGTCAAATAGTTGGAGATCCCAGTTAGCTACTGTTGCATCATAGGCTTGCATCATCTCCTCTTTACCGTAAGGTTTGGTGAGATAATTCTTACCTAGTGATGCGCCGATTAACCCTAGCAAGGTTGTACGATAGTGCTCCTCAAGTGCCAGATAACCGACCCGTCCTCCATCTTGGAGAACGTGACATGCAAATTGCCTGCAGAGCGAGGATTTACCGATTCCAGTTCCAGCAGTGATTGTGATAAGCTCGCCACGCCTGATCCCGTGAAGCTTCTGTTGAACTCCCTCAAATTTGTAGGTGAATAAGGCATTGGGTGGGTCTTCAAGTAGTGTGGATAGTAGTTTCTTAGCATCAATGATGCCGTCTGGACGATACGTCTCCGCATCCCATACAGCTTTCTTGATGTCTTCTACCGCGTTGATCTGTAAGGCATCTGAGAAGTCTTTGAACTTA